CATAGTCATCCACCTCACCGAGACAATCAATACTTTTTACGGTTGTTCTTGTAATATCCATTCTGCTACCTTATTAATTGTTCCAACTTTATCATTTCGAAATTCTGTTTCCCAAACCACTAGTGTTTTGAATTCCAAATCCTGTGCTGTTTGTAATTTTAACATATTCTGGCGCCATATATCAACCGCCGGGACACCTCTTATTGTAGCGGTGCCAGCATAAATGTTGGGATTAGCATGCCAATAATCACCATTGAATTCAATAATGCAATTGCCGTGTTTTATATCATATACAACATAGGTATTCAATAAATGAGACCATTTGCCAAATGGTCGTTTAGCTGAGGTATAGTCAAGTGGTCCCACTTTATCTTCAAGCATGTTTGTAAATTCTTCTTCAAGATTACTAATATATCTTCTTCCAGAATTTTCTCTCGACAAGATAATGTCTACCGCCTCGTCCAAGGTAATTCCTAATTTTTCAGAAATACTCACCGGGTCGTGTGGGTTTTTCTTTTTCTTGTTAACCTCAATATATTTTTTAACGCCAATGATTGCACCGTACTTTTCAATAAAATATTCTTTGGTATTGGTATATCCTTGTCGTTCGCAATATTCTTGCCATTTAGCAACTCCAATTTCTTCACCATGTCGTTTGATCATGTTTTCAATGGTTACTGCTCTTGATGAATTGTACTCGTCAAACTGTTCACGGGTCCAACCGTATTTTTCATGTTTGTATTCAAAAGTATTAGTGGTTGCCTGCGCATCACAATACTCATTCCATCGTTTTTGACCTTCCACAGCACCATACTTTTTGACAGCCGAGTCAAGTGTAAACCCGTATTTTTTCTTTAATTCTGGATCTATTATCTCACTACCGGGGTGTGCGGACATATACTCATTACCGTTTTTGAATTTTCCGGTACATTTGTATTTGAAGTGTGTCCACTGTAATCTTGGGGCTGAATACCCGCACTCTAAACATGTTGGCATATGATGATACTCCTATCTTCATAGTATTTATGTATTCAGACTGATAATTAAATCTTTACCCAAGATGTCATTGGGTTTTACTTCCATTAGGAATCCGTCACGATCTACCATTATACTATGATCTTCGGTTACAGTGACTGACTTATTATTTTCTAGCGTAATTTTGTACAGTTTCTTTTTTGTTTTGTGTCGCATTACGTACGATATATTGCTCATTATAGGAGAATCTTCATACGCATTAAATCCCACAACTTTGGCCAATGCTCCAGTAGCATATTCCTTGTCACCAATAATACAATGTTCAGGAGTCTGTCTAAATAATTCTTCAATAGCTATTTCTCCAGAATCAGTCTTAATAAGAGTATTGCCGGTTACACTGTCACCGTAAATAATTGATTCGCCTACATGGTCATACTTGCCAGTGATACATTCATTTACATAGGCGTCCATGTGCTTGGCGATAGCACGACCGGTTAGTGTGGTAGATTGTCCAATGCGCTTATCAAAAAAGCGGCAACCAGGGTTAAGGATAGCACCATAGAGACTGTTAAGGTTAATCTTTTTAACGAGTTGTCGTTTATCCCAATATTCTTCGTCTTCTGCATTTTTACATTCTTTAAGTTTGGACTGCATTTCTTTCCGCTCGGCGTACCAGCGTTTTAACAATCCCGGAATAATTGCTTCTTTTTCATAGGTAAAGATTGTACCGTTGGCACTAAGCATCCATGGTTGGTTAGAATCAAAAATCATCTTCCAAACTTCTGCCGCACTGTGTACAGAATCTTCACCACCTTGCCAATCTACTGTAATCTCTGTGCCGCGCTCACTGGCCATTACAGCTTCATATTCTAATGATCCAAACAGGCCTTCCCACGCTGCGGCAAAACTACTTCCACTACGCATCTTATCGGCAATATAACGATCGGTCATTGTAGGACGGAGTTGCCCCACAATAGTTTCTGGACCCATATTAAGCGCACGAATAGCACTTGGATATAGTGAGTTAATATCAATTGATCCTACATACTCATGTATACCCTTGCGTGGATAAGCAACATAGGCACCGGCCGCTTGTGTATCTTCATCCGAATAGCGTTCCTTACGATTAGGAACAACCATACTACGCTCGTGTGCCTCATTGATAATGGCCTGTTCTGTCACAGCCACGGCACCCATAGTAGTTTGCAATAGCACAGTATTTTCATGTGCCAAGGTGTTGGCTAGATCTAAAAATTTTAGTTTCTTATCTAACTTGGCAAGAATCATTGTATCTTGTCGATTATACTCAATAAATGTTTTAAAGTTTTGATTGTATAATTGATCCAGTGTGCCTTCGAACACTGTTTTAGTTTCTTGTAGTTCATATTCAGCAATGGCATCTAAACTGTAACTATGGCGTTCTTCATATGTATATTTTCGATACAATTGCATATAATCCATATGTACACGACCAATCAAATCGTAAGTTTCGTTTTCTGCACCAAAGCGTTCAAATGTACGCTTCTTGGGATATTGATTCCATAAGCAAAACCTGCGGGTATCATCTTTACTTAGTATACGAGTTACACGGTTGACAGTGTACGGTATATCAAATCCTTCTGAGTTCCAACCCGACAATGCATCTGCATCTTCGATTAAGTCTAGGAATGTTTTTAACAGTTCTCCTTCTTCAGTGAATATGATTGTGTTTTCAAACTCGTTGGCAATTTCTTGAGCTGTTTCTTTGCTCATATGCTTAGGTGGAATTACCAAGGTGACCATTTGCTCTAACCACTGTAGGTAAACTGAAATGGCAGTGATAGCATTAAATGGATCCTCTGGGCGGCTAAATCCGCGCTCAGGATCAAAGTCCACCTCAATGTCAAAGAACGCTACATTAAGTTTTGGACCGTCTTGCCCTTTGTAGTTTTCTTCAAGGCACCGAAATACAGGATTGATATCAGATTCAAATAATTTCTTGCCTGATTGTATCCTAAGTTCTTTGCGGAATTCTTTATTGTTACGTGAGCTAAAACGACTTACCGGTGTGCCAAATATACTTTGAAACTTGCCACGAGGGTCTTCATAATAGAATACAAAATTTGCAGGGTATTCTTTGTATACCCGCTCACCGTTGACTCGCTCAACTACATGTATACGATCGTGTTCACGATCAAAAAGTGCGTCAATATAACTCATCGTTCTCCTGTGGCTTATGGCCCACTAGCCTTGATTCATGCTCGTAATGTGAGCGACTCGTACTACAGGTCAACTTCAACTTTTACTGGTGTATAATTTGTTAACCAACTACATTCTTCCCACGACTTATCATTATTAAGTTCATGATATTTACTATGTCTGTTAACTCGGTCATATAAAACTACATCTTGTTCATAAAAATAAGTGAGAGTCCCTGTTAAATTGTTGCCATCTCTAATTTGTTGTATTTTTTTTAACAATACTTTTTCATCAGAATGGCTTGAATTTAATTTTGGAATACTGTCTATCTTTATACCGTGATGATTTAAAAAATTTAAAGTAATATAATCGCTATCGTATATATGGTGATCCAACAATAGCCAATCAATTTTATATAACTTATTACCAAGTGCTGTAGCCAATGGATACGAATGCAAATCAAATACTGCGGTTCCTAGTAACTTTAAAAAATTATTATTGTCAAGCAAGTCGCTAAGATTATATTTTAATATGCACTCAGTAATTCCTTTTAAATGTCTAGTGTAAGGATGTAATAAATGAGCAAACACATGATCAACAGTCCAGTTTATTTCGTCAGACTGTATTTCTTGCCAATGTAGTACATCTCTAAACAAGTGTCTATAAGATGTACTAGCATGTTTAGTGATTGGTATGTAGACTAGATTATTATATCGGAATGCTTCCATGCAACTTAAAGTGTTTTTCCTACTTGTGTAAGTATTTGCTCGAGCAAACTGTGATCATCCTGCTCACGGCCAAATTCTGATTTATGTGCCAGGCGGATTGCTTTTTTGAGGATAGATGGTTTAATGTTGAGTTCTTCCGAA